ATAGCTTCTTCAAGTGCTTCAGGGCTCTGCTCACTCCACCATCGTAATGTATCTTCATTTATACTTCTCCCGTAAATTTCTGTTTGATCCTCAACTGTAGGTCGTAACTCTAATCGTTCTACTACCCCTTGACCTTTAGGATCAAATCTTACCGCACCAATAGTTAAGATAACACAATCAGGTGTTGTATCTAAACTCTCAATGTCTATCATAATGTGATTTGCCATATTATGCCTGTAATGTTTTCCAAATATATTGTTTCTCTAAATAATCCTGAAACTTTATTGCTTCAGCTTCACTATTAAATACTACACCTTTGATATCATACATATCTTCTAGGTATCTAGCATAGTCCCCGTTAACATCTTGTGCCCAAGTAAGTGCTGTAATCCACATAACATCTATTTCTCCACCACTTAGTACCCCTGCCATTATTGCAATACCAACTTCTTCACTACCGATATCAGCAAACAATACAGCCAATAGTCTTTTCTTTGTATCAAATTGCCGGATACTCTGCCATTTAGGCCATGATACTAGAAATTTATTGTTTTGTACAGTAGTTATGGGAAAGGGTGTATTGTTCATTGGAATTTTAATAAAAATATTAGGTACTTCTTTTCGTCAACAATCTCATAACCATCTGTTATGTTACCATTAACTATGTTCATTCTTATACCATATTGTCCTATAAGGTAATCTTCAAAATCGTATGCGTCAAATTCTTTGTTCTGTGCCATATATTCTTTACGTACAAGTTTCAATGCCGCCCAATAATCCCATCGTTTTTTACGTTGTTCTATTAATGGATCATCGTCATCGTAATCTTGTATTTTTGGATTTGATACCATCAACTCCACCTCAACGTAAACATAATGTAATCTCTCTCATATCTAAACTTAAAGCTAACTTTATTTGTATCAGTAACACACCATCTACTATGTCGTCTGTATTTGCCTACATTACTTACTAACCATTGTGTCATCTCATTGTATTTGTCAATGTGTTCTGCTCTAACTGAACATTCATACCATCCTGGCTTAGTATATGCCCAACCAAGTACTTGGTCATAATGCTCATCTATTATTGCCATCTAAGTAGAAACCATTCTAAATCTTTTTTATCACGAAACCAAAACTTAGAATTATTCATATACCATCTCATGTCAGGTGTCCATACTCCATCTACTGAAGTTGGTCCTAATGTTTCAATCATCCATGCTTCCATTTCTTTCCATTTAACACTATTCATTGGTTGCACAGTCAAATACGGTTTACCATAAACTGTACTCTCGCTAAAGTCAAAAGAATTCCATCCTAATGCAGACATTAACACCATTGCGTCAATATCTTTAGCCATTTGATCGGCTACTTGATTAACAATTTCTTCTGTTATATTCATATCCACCTCAACGCAAAATAACTAGCATTACTATCATTGTAAAAAGTAAATCTTGCATGTCGTTTTACAACAGGGTCATGGCTAAAGTTGTCATACTTCTCTTGGTAGTAAGCATAGTCAAAATCAACACCCTGAATATAGCCCATTGTCCTTAACTCTTGTCCTATTTCCATAGTTCTTTTAGCAGTAATATATAGGATAACATCAGTCACATTACCCCCATCTTAACCCAAAATGAATAGCATCTTTCTCATCTACAAAATAGAAATCCATATAATCTTCTGTAGGATGTGTGGTATACTTGTCACCCGGTAATCCAAACTGTTCTACTGCCCATGCACAGGTTTCATTCCATGTAGGTATATCATGGAATGGTTTCCATGGTATGCGAACTCTAGTACCCGCCTGCATTTAATAATTCCTTAACTTGTTTAACATTTGCTGGATCACGATTAAACTTTAATGCCCATTGCTCTGGATTAATGTAATCCATAATCATTTTCTGTTGGTCATCACGTAATGTGCTTAAGAACTGTACGCCACTAGAACTTTGATATAACATCCATGGACTAATTCTTCCTCTAGCAATCTCATAACATATATTATTTACATTGCCATAACGTAAATAATCTCTACTTTGAATATGTTCTGGTTCAGCTTTTTCCATTGTAGTTTCAATGCTACGATGTATCGCATCTAATGGATCTTCAGTACGCAAATATTCACATAAGAACTTTGTATAATTAGTATCTTGACGCCAGTTATCAATACGTATTGAATTCTTTAACAACCAATCACTAAATCTACTAACATTAATACACTTAATTTCTACACAATATAGACCAAACTTAATGAATGCAAGATAATAAGGATTCTTAATGAATTCTTCATATGTACGATTCTTTGTTCCTGCAGTGTTCTTTTTATAGAACTGTAACCAAGCTTGAAAACCCACACGATTACCTTGACGGTCACGCTCTAACCATCTACGTTTAGTTTCACATATGTGTTTAAGTACAGTACTCTCACGTTGAAAAGTAGCTTTACAAAACTCACACCCATACATTGATTTAGTTTCCTCGGTCTTTTTCATATTCTTTAATATCTTCTTCAGTCACCAATTGACTAAGAACTTCTATATCAGATTGTTTTAAGTTAGGGTATGTTTCTGCCAAATAACATTTACGTTTATGCTCTAACACAAAAGCTTTTGCTATTTCATCAATATCATCACTATCTACTTTGGGATAAATCTTAGTGTAATATTCTTTAATATCTTTAGTTTTAGCAGGTTCTTTTAATGATGTTACTTTACTGCCTAAGTGGGGGATCCATTGATGGAATTGTTTACCTAATCCAGGACTACTAGCACATAACATATACCATTGCAATTTAGGATGTTTCTGTACATATTCATTGAATAAATATTTATTTGCGTGATAGTCTACACTACGCAAGTAATAGCCTTGAACATCTCCTGAACCTTTGATGGCACTCATCCAATGAGTCATCATATAGGGAACAAACTTCTTTTGTTGTTCTTCTGTTAACCTATCATAATACTCATAGTCTTTCTTGTCCATAGCCAAGAGGGCATCAAACAAGTTAAAGTCTTGTGCTTCAAACTTTTCATCAACAGGAGTACTCTTTTTAGTTGCCATAGTTAAAAAGCCATTGAATAGTCTACTATTTCACAGTTACGACTAATCTCTTTTACAAAATAAACACATCTAGGCTTAGGACCATCATCTAACGGTACACACAAAAATTGTCCGTTCTTCAACCTAGGTGCATACCATGTTACATCATGATATATATCTATAATTTCAATTGGCACAAAACTTGGACTAAAACTAGTTAAGGGATTAAACTCAAATGCGTTGAAGCCTCTATCATTAATACTTGTTAGTGGCAATGTCTCTAAATCACCATGTTCTTGTTCACCAATAAGTATCTGCCAATCTACTGGCATTTTAATAGTACTGTTTCCTATCTTTAATACAAGTGCAGGACTGTTAAATGATTCCAAAAAGATTAATGGGATATAATGATAATCTACATTTTGTGGATTACTATTGTCTAGTATCGCAAAACGCAGGTCATCAATTTCTTCGGGAAGTGTTTCTAGGTTGTAGAATTCGTTATCAAGTGTTAATATTCGCATGTTGTTATTCTATCACATTCTTATCTATAAGTCAACTTTTCTACGTCAAACGGGTAGTTTGCTTCTTTGTAAAACGCTTTGCGTTGGGTTAAGTGACGTTTGGCAAACTTACAACTACTGGTTATGTCCCAGATTTGAACAAAGTCTTTATCTTCTGCTTTTCGAATTCCGCGTCCAATACTTTGAATAACCCGAACGAAACTCTTTCCCGGCTCCAACAAAACAAGATTAAATATCCTAGGTATGTTAATGCCAACAGCCGCAACACCATAAGTCGCAACAATAATTTTGTTCGTGCTAGTAGCAATTTCATCATATTCTTCCTTACGTTCATTCATATGAGTAGCACCACTTACAAATACACTGTCCGGTAATCTACTAACAATCTCTTTACCTGCATTAACTCGGTCAACAAGGACCAATACATTACCTGTCTCTTTAATCTTTAATATCAACTGTGCAATAGCATCAAGTCTATGCGTATCTTCAAGCAAATGTTTCAATTCACTTTGGTAATTAGTAAACTCTACCTCATCTTTAAGTTGTACGATGTTAACGTGACATTGTGCTAATACACCTTGATCCTGCAATTCGCTTGCACTTAGTTTACTAATAACAGGACCCAAGCTTACAAACAATGATTGTGCTTCAAACTTAGCTTTAGGGATAGTTCCAGTTAATCCCCATCGAATTGGAACCTTAGCAAATACACCAGTAAGCAACGTTTTTAGTGCATCTGCTTTGGCCATGTGTACTTCATCAACCATGACACAAACAACACCTTCAATAAAATCTAAGATATCTACTTCTGCTTCACCTGCTTTAGTTTTCTTAAGCATGTTATTAAGACTTTGCCAAGTACAGATTGTATGTGTCTTATTGTATTCTTTACGATCACCGAAGTACACACCCACATCTAATCCCAAGTTAATGTAATCTGCTTCTGTTTGTGTTACTAATGATTTGTTTGGAACAATAACAATACTACGACCATACTT